ATGCTGGATACAAGCCTCTCAGATGCTGAAAAGTTTCCACTTAAGATGGCTGACTTGGTTGTTACCAGTGTTAATCCTACTGAAGGACCCGATAATGTCATATGGTGCTCCGATCCACGCAATATCCTCAAAGATCTGCCAACAGTTGGACTTCCAGGCGATTACTTCTACTCACCCATGCAATTACAGGGAGAGTGGACTCCATATACGGAAACGATCTGCTCAGTCGACCCCAGTGGACGAGGATCAGACGAAACAGCCGCCTGCTATATCTCCCAGAAGAACGGCTTTCTATACCTACATGAGGTGCGAGCCTACAGGGATGGGTATTCAGATTCGACCCTGCTCGATATTTTAAAAGGCTGTAAAAAATACAACGCAACCACATTAGTGGTAGAGACAAACTTTGGAGACGGAATAGTAAGTGAACTATTTAAAAAACATATTCAACAGACAAAACAAAGAATACTTATTGATGAAGTCAGAGCGAATGTTCGGAAAGAAGACCGGATCATTGATGCGCTTGAACCTGTTCTTAACCAGCATCGTCTTATTGTTGACCGTGGGGTTGTTGAGTGGGATTACAGCTCGAACCAAGACAGTGCACCTGAAAGTAGGCTCCTCTATATGCTCTTTTACCAGATGAGTAGAATGTGTAGAGAAAAATATGCTGTAAAACATGACGACAGATTAGACTGTCTAGCCCAAGGGGTTAAATACTTTACAGACTCTTTATCTATCTCTGCACAGGAACAGATCAACTTACGTAAAAGAGAAGACTGGAATGACATGATTGAAGCCTTTATAGACGACCCTCAATCAATGACAAATCATATAGTACTTGGACTGGACGTTAACCAAAGACAACAAGCAAGAGGTAAAGCTAACGGAAAGTCAGTCCCTACCTGGATTTAGGACTGAACTGTTATCTATACAGGGGAAGGGTGGACCTCTGTAAGGGACTAGGTACTAAAACTACCAGTCCCTTTTAATAAATATCGGTGAATGATATTACTTTAAAACAACTCACCCAAACATCCCAAAGTAGAAGGTTCTATTAATAACTATTAATAACACTATATATGCCTAGACTTAAACTAGAAGCTTTTAGAAAGTTAAACAAGAGTCTGAAGACTCCTTTCCCACCCATCAACTTCTTAATACTTGGTTGGTTGATTGGTTTAGAAAACAGATACATAGAAATAGTATCTAAACAAACAGTAGATGAAGCAATAAGAGACTTCATGATCGAACATCCTCCTGAAGTCTACGAAGCAGTAGTAAAAGAACATGAGGATGGGTCTATTAGTATTGGAGATATTGAATGAAGTTATTCTTAGATACTGCAATAGTAGATGATATAGCCAGTAGAAATGATGGTCTTATATCTGGTGTCACCACCAACCCAACCCTCATAGCCGCATCTGGGAGAGATCCTGATGAGGTCTACAGAGAAATACTTAATTTAGGTATTGAAGACTTAAGTATTGAGGTAAAGGGTGAGTATTTTGATGAATTAATGAGTAATAGTATTCTTGCTGAACGTAGTTTTGGTACTAGAGCTACTATTAAACTGCCTTGCACTCCTGATGGTCTGAAAGTATGTAAATACCTCACTGGTAAGGGTACTAGAGTCAATATGACCTTGGTATTCAGTGTTAGTCAGGCAATACTGTGTGCTTTAGCTGGTGCTACCTATATATCTCCCTTTGTTGGACGGTTGGATGATAATGGACATGATGGTGTTGGTCTGATACGTGAAATCGCGACTATATACTGTCATGAGAATGTAAAAACTAAGATATTGGCTGCAAGTATTAGATATGCTCGGTCAGTTGGTGAAGCATTTAAGGCAGGAGCACATATATGCACTGTTCCTCCCAAGGTATATGACGATATGTTCAAACATGTCCTTACAGATAAAGGGTTTTTCCAGTTCCTCCAGGATTTTGACAGAAATTTGTGAAGTCTTATATTCGATACAGGAAGGGCGCGAAAACCCCCAAGGGG